TTCCAGCAGTGGCTGTATCTTGATAAGCAGCAAACTGCATCGGCTGCTGCTCTTGGAAATTAAACCTGTTCTGGTCGTTTACGAAAGTTCGCCTACGGTTTTCATCAGCAAGATTCCGTTGACCTTCACCTAACATCATACGACGGTCGGCATCGGCAAACTCTTGTCCCCGCAAGTCGGCAAGCTGCGGCAACATATTCTGAGTGTACCCCATCTGATTTCCACTGGCGTCGTATCGTCGGCCACGTTCTGCCTCAAAGGCTTGAGCGCGACGGCCCATGTCTTGTTCGTATGCGCCACCGTAAATGTCGGTGCCAAGGCCACTTAGCTCACCCAGCAAGTTTTGCTGCATCTGTCCAGCCGCTTGGTTGCGCTGGCTACCCATGCCCTTGCCTTGCCCAATCATACTGCCTTGCAGTCCGGGCATGACGCTTTGTTGAAAGTTCTGAGTCATTTTTCCAGCGGCACGGTTATAAGCTGCATCAAGATAGGGGTTGTTCATCATCGCGCCAGTAGCAAAAGGATTGTCGGACATCGCTTGTCCGCTGGCAAATCGGCCCTGCTCATTCGCGGCTAGCCCTGCGTTGCCAAGCATCGAGTTAATGCCGCTTCTGCGCGAGTCAAAATAAGGGTCGCCTTGATCGAGCAGGCCATACGCTTCTCCCATGCCCGCCATCTCCTGCGGATCAAACTCGGTGCCCTGCATCTGGGGTCCGCCAGCCTCGTCATACGTACGGAAATCCCCGCCAACATACTTGTACCCGGTCGGTCGGCCTTTTTTGTCATACCCGGTTGGAACCATTCGAGAACCCGGCATGTAGAAATCACGCGCACTACCCAGCCGAGCCATAGCGTCATCTCTGGCCCAATCGACTCGATCTTGCGAAGTTTTCATTTTACTTGGTCCGCCACCACCACCCATTTTAATGTCCTTCCTCTGCGTCTAGTCTTTCATGTGCCCGAAAAACCAGTGTCCCTCTTTGGTCAATTTCCCGAAGAGTTGCTGCTACGTCGCGCAAGGCTTCTGCCGTATCTCTGTCGTTTTCTGAAAGTCGCGAAAGCTGACGATCTTGACGGGAATCTACCCCGCTTTGAAAACCAAGGATGGTAGTAACTACAAAAATGGAAAATGTAGCGGCAATTCCCAGCACCCAAGCTAGGTTCACGGTTGGAGTAGTCGAAGGCATAAAGATCACAGTTGCTTGGAAAAAACCCGCTCTCTAAGGGTAAACCCGTATATCTCGGATAGTCGTTCCCAGCCCTTTCTTTTGCTGCGCATGATAATTTCAGTGTACCCCAAATTACGGGCCATGTCCTCTAATTCAAAGAACACTTTCTTAGCAATTCCGGGGGTTTTGCAGTAAGCAAACCAAACCAGAAACGGATTTGAGTTGGTAAACTGATCGGGTTCCTCTTGTGACACAATTACAAAACCACGGTACTTTTTCGTAAGTTTATCAAAAACCAGTATTAGCCAGCCTCGGTCCTGCTCCAGTACGTCAAATACCTGAGAGGGCGAAATGCTAGTCTCGGCTTTTCTGATTACTTCCTGCAAATCTTTCAAAAACAACGGGTAGTATCGGACAACATTCTTGGCCGAAACTTTTAAAATATCAATTAATTCCCCATGTCCGTCTGGTTTGGGATCGGGTACCAGTACTCCCCGTCGTAAATCAGCACTATCGCTTTGTCCTTCTTGCTGCTGTCCACGGTTATCGTCGCCGGAATCTTCAAGTTCCCCGTCCCGCTGTTCTCGGGGATCAAGGTGTAGTTGTTCGTCTGATGCGTCAGGATCAGATACACCGCCCCCCTCAAGCCCGGTGCCCCCGGCGGAGGGAAAATCGACGTTATCGCTGGGGTCCCCGACGATGCTGACCGAATCACTTGAACTGACGAGTTTAAGGTCAGGGTCGTCGCTGCGGCGAGAGTCCCGAGACTGCTCGTCCCGCTTACTTTCGCCTGCGGGTCCAGTGTCAGAAAGTTTATCTGGTCCGTCAGGATCTGTAGGGCGCTGTTCAGATTCTGAAACAGCGACTGCACCCAAGTCTCCTTGGTCTGGGGAATTGGTAGGCTCGGGGGCGACAACCTTTTGTTCATCTAGGGCCTGCTTCTTCATAGTCTACGTCGAAGCCCGAAAGCTCCTGTCCTCCTCCGTACTCAAAAACAAATTTAAAGTAGCGGGCATTACCCCGGAGAGTAAACCAGCGGTGAGAGTCAGTAGTACCAATAGTGTTTTGCCCAACATTAGTCCACGCTTCGTCCAAGTCATTCCTACTAAAAACGGTTAAAGTTGTGCCGCCTCCGGCAATAGTTCCTCTTCCGCCCAGACTCGACCGAAACTCTGGGCCTGTCAGGTAGTCAACGTTCTGAGAAGCTGGAACAAAACGTGGTCTAATTTTGCGAAGAAACTTGTAAGTAACACCGTCGCCAAAATCACCAGTCTGGACAACACCTCTTTTATAAGAAGCGTCTCCCGGCAACAGGGGTGTAAAGGCGACCACATCACTCGGAGAAAGCGTACCGGAGTTTGAGACAAACGCCCGCACATAACCAGACACTGCGCCCGAGGTTCCAACAATGTCGCCTGATGTGTATTTGAGCGTCTTTGTTCCGGGGCTGGAAGCGTCGTCGTCGGTCGGGAGTTTTAAAGGAGAACCCCACGTAAGCGTACCGGCAGAAGTCAAGCCTTGAAAAGCTGTCGTGGCTCCAAAGTTTGCATAAGTCGATCCAGTGTTAGTGTCAAAGTTGGGATAAACTACTGACGCTACGTTAGCTTCGCCAATAGCCCAGCGGTCAGTGTTCACTCCCCACGCAACCCAGCGATCACAGTAATCAGTAGAACTAGACTTGATCCGATTTACTGAAGGGTAATGCCAAAACACAACATCGCGCACCATGTCGTATCGGCCCTGCACCAGATCCAAACTTTCCCGGTCAAGGTCCCCGGCTGGACCAAAGATCTTGTCGTACAGCGGATTCTTTAAAGTTGCTGCGCCGCCGCCGCTTTGAAACTCGTAAAAGTTGTCGTAACCCATGGTCACGTGCCGTTCACCAAGATCCACTACCGCGTCTTGGGACACTGCACCGGCTTGCATAGACACAAGGTTGTTCTGCCAACTGGACGAAAACGTCAGAAAATGAGTAGCACGTTCCTTGTAAACGTAGACATCCCGACCAAGAGCCTTCAGTCCTACAATGTCGCCGGGGCTATCAAACAGAAAAAAGCTTTCTGCCAAGTTCTCGTCGCCAGTTGTCCAGTAATCAAACTTTCCAAAGCCACTTATGGAAACTTTAACCTGCCCATTGGTGCCGTCATCGTGGGCCAAAATTACAAAGTTGTTGGCTACTGCAACATATTGCGCTTCGGGTGGAGCGCCAGACCCGGGCGTCGAATCTTCTATATCGTCAAACACGCCTCCCGTAGAAAACTGAGGCTTGTTGCCGTAGGACGTAGCGATTGTCGTGTCCCCTAATTGCGCAAAATGCCAGCGCCGATTGCCACCGGGATTGGAATAATCGCCACCAGCCGCTCGTGTGCGCTCTGTCCACGTTCCAGTGGTGTCCGACCCTGCAATCATATCGCCCTGCCAGAGCTTGTCAGAAGTGCCTGCAAAAAACAGAGTAGACCCGTCAAGTTTTGTGGCAACGTACGCGCCAAGAATTGGCTTGGCTGCGTCGGGTGGCCCAAACATCACCGTGGGCGTAACTAAGTTGCGATAGCCCGTAATAGTTGGAATGACGTTTACTGTGCCCAAGTTGCGAGTAACTTTGTTGTAGTCGGGCGTATCGACTTCCATGTCCGCGCCATCTGTCAATGACGCCGGATTGTTAGACAAAGCATCTGGGGCGTATGTAGCAAGCTCCACCCTCTCAATAGGCATACTACACTCCTGCGGGGCGTACTGCGTCGAAAAACGCTCGCGACTCCGTTTTTGTAATAAGGCGGTTGTACTCCAACTCGGCCATTTTTTCTTGAGCTTGCGCCAAATCAAACTGTTGCAAGACATCGGCGTACAGCAAACCTTTGGCGTAGCAACGAATCATACGTTCGGCTTCATTAAACCAAAAGTTTGTAAACCCGTCAGCGTCGTTCAAGTCCGGTTTTGGAATACGAGCAGTGTACCGCAGTCGAATTGTATACGGCGCTACAGATTCCACTGTAGCCGCACCCGCCGCATTGGAATACTTGGGAGCTTGCGGTCGAGGGTACAACCGAATACGGCTAGTTTCATATTTTTCTTCGGACAACGAAGAAACAGCCGGTCCATCGAAGCACCAATACGATGGCACTCCCTCGAAAGGTCCGGACGTAGAACTCTCTGACACGGTGTCCATGTCGTCCAGTTCTTGATACGTGAGTTTTGTAAGTTGGGTGATTACAGTGTTGTCGTCTAACGACACGTAAAGGTCAGAAGAATACTCGGTTGGTAGGTCGTAGTAAGCTGACCCTTTACCGGTGCTATCTTCTGCCGTAGCCGTAGTCGAAATAGTAGTAGTTACGCTATTAACCCACAGAGGCTCATCTTGAAAATGAGAAATGGCATCTCTGATGGACTCTTTAATGTCAACGTCCACATCGCTGCGCTGAATATCGCGCTTGATGCGGTCACGCATTTCTCCGTAAGTTCCCATAGTTTAAAACCAAAAAGGCCGGGGACCGGATACACCAGCCCCCGGCCTTTTCTAAGCCTGTGTTAGACTTTGTTTACTTTTTGACGCCGTACGGATTCGTATCATCCGAGGGAGGTCCAACGCGGTCCGCGCCAGATCCACCGTCCGAATACTTAGCCGTCGCATTGGCACCGGAAGTGTCAATGCCTTTATCTCCAGCGTCCTTCTTGCTTTCGTTATCAGCCATTTTCTATCTCCTTACGCTTGAGCCGTGAAGCCCGGAATAGCGAACTCGGTCGAGTACGTGATGGACGCGGAGAGTGTCCCCGCAACCGTCGCGCTGCCACCGACAGTTTTCAGCGTGAACTTCATCAACGACGCTGTGGCATATTTAACCGGAACAGAGGTAGGCGCAGTACCGGAATTGGCACCATAGGTAGCCGAGGTAGTAACACTACCTCCGTCAACCCAACCGTCCTCGGCGGCGGTATCACCAATATCCACCGTGGACGCGCCAGAGCCACCAAGCGAAGGTACCCTCACCGCCCACGCAACAACCGTCGCGTTCTGAGGGATATGGAAAAGATTCACCACATCGCCTGCCACCAGAGCCGCACCGTCTTTGGCCGTAGCCAGATTGACAGTAGTGACCACGGTCGTGGTTCCGATGGGATGAATTACAGCCTGAGAATTTGTCTCAGTCCTCTCAGCATTATACGTAGCCATTTTTCATATCTCCTTAATCCTTGATGGTTCCGCCAGTACCCGGCGAGTACGAAGACATGACGATAGTTCCAAAGTCCTTGCTGTTAAACTGGGTCTTTTTCATCCCATAAACAAGAGCCGAGGAAACGCCAAGCTGGTTCTCGTAATCGTTGAGAACTTCGGTCCACTTGAACTTAATGTTCGAGCCACTGTAACCGTAGGCTCGGCCAAAGGCGATGCAACCTGCCTGCGCTCCGCAGAAAATACCGCGAGCAACACCCTCTGCATCACTGCTCAAATAGGTTTGGTGGGCAGCGTTAATGCCAGTGCTAGTTCCAAAAGGAACGCGGGCGTCTTCGTGAATAATGACACCCGAGTACATTCCAACCGCGCCCGTGAAGAGCGGGTTCTTGGTGATCGCGCCACCCTGCAACGCAGCTTTCTGGATGTCCATCCACTGACCCGACTGCGTGTTACGGCGAAGGTCGTAAATCTGATACGGGTGCAGGAAGGCCACGTAGCACTCCATGCCGTTCATCTTGATCGGGCGAATTGGAGTTGCAAGCGTACGAGCCTTAATGACAGCCTTGTCCAGCATACGAAGATTAAACGCAAACTTGGCCTGAGAAGCTGCATCCACGGGGCCGTCGTCCGACAATTCTTTTTCCGCAAGGTCTACAGTGCTAAGGTTGCTATCAGCCGTAAGATCATCCGGGAGGATTGCATGATCGCTGGCGAGGTAATTCCTAACACCACTAGCCGCCTGCGTGACGGTCGGATTAATCACAGCGTTCATGCCGCTGTAGATGTTGTTCGTGTTGGTCGGGTTGGTGTTACCAGAAAGCTGGTTAATGAGAGACGCGTCGAGACGCTGCGCCCACCAGTCAACAAGACCGGCCTGCGCTTCGGCGCGAATGTCAAACGTCACACGCTGCTGCGACATATTACCGACAACCTTCACCGCGTGGCGAAGCTGGTTGATGGTGATCGTGTCACGGTACGTGACCAGCGATTCTTCCTGACCGTCGAGGGTCGAGTCACCAGCGATACCGGCACCAGCCAACTGCATACGCAGTCCGTAGTGCAGAGTGTCGCCCGCGCCCTTGGAAAGTTCGTCTTTTACTTGAATTACGCTGTCAGATCCGGTGCCGATAAACTTGTCAAGCTGGGTCGCTTTGATTGACTCAACGAAAAGCTTCTTGGCCCAAATTTTAACAGCAAGATCGTCATTAGTGCCGAACGTCGCGTTCGGATTTGCACTGGCCATTATAGCCTCCTTGCTAAAGTTAAAGTTAGATAGACGTTAAAGTTTTTTGTTCCACCGTTGGGTCGTGTCGGGGAGTACACGAAACAGATCGTTGGTCATCTGGCACCGGTTGCCGTATCGTCGCAACCACTCACGAATCGGGTCGTAAGGCCACCCGTCACCATGGCGAACTTTTATAATAAATCTAAAACAGGGTCAAGCTCCGAGCAATGCTTCCAGCATGCCGGGATTCTGACGGCGAAACGCATCAAACTCCGCGTCCGTCATGTCAGCAAGACTTTCCAAATTCTGAGGAGAACTGGAAACTCCTCGGCCCGTGCCTGCGCCTGTCGCTGACCGCACACCTTCTGCAAGACGATTTACTCGGTCTGTGGCCTGCCGAGAAACGGCGGAGACACCTTGCCCAGCGTACCCCCGCTGTCGAGCGAGATTGTATACTACTTCGGCGGGGTTCTGCCGCCATCCAGAAAACTGCCCGTTCTGGTCCTGAGTCATGCTGTTCTGAACAATCATTGACTTCTCATTGTCAAGAACCTGTTCAACGGCTTGGCCCTGATAACCCATGGACTGCAACTCTTGACGGCGAGATTCAATCAAATGATTGTAAGCGTCCCAGTAATCAGGGTTCTTGGAAACAAACTCTGCCTGCAAACTCTGCGACTGCGAGATAATGTGGTCTTGGTGGTTGCGTTCCGCCAAGCTGCGGTGCATGTCCACGCCTTGCTGCGCCATTTGGCCAAGCCCGGTAAGCTGTTTCTCTACTTGCTGGATGCGCCAGTTGGCGTATCCCAGCGGATCTTCGTCTTCGTCGGGGCGCTCTTCTTCCTGTTGCTGCTCATGCATACGCTGCTGCGCTGCTTGCTGCCGCTGGGCCGACTGTTGAAGGCGTTCGTTTATAAGGGCTAGGTTATTGCCCTGTGCATCTAGTTTTTTCTCAAGCTCTTGACGGCGGCGTCTTTCATAAAGAAGTTCGTTGAGCGGCACGTTGTTTTGTTGCGGCTCTTCTTCATAAGACTCTTCCTGTGGCTCACTGGCAGTTTCGTAAGTTTCTACTTCTTCTTCTTCATACTCTTCCGTGTCTTCCGACTCAATGTCGTTAGCCTCCAAGTAATCGTCAGTGTCCACTACTTCGTCGTCAAAGATTCCCATTGTTTTCCTATGCTCGTTTGGGGATGGCCCACTGCTTTACTGGCACGGACGGTCCTTCCGCCATTACCTCGGGAGCATCTGCTCCAAGCAACTCGCTCATCTCGTCAGGGGTTTCTGAATACTCATCGGCCATTTCAGCACCCAAGGTGTTCTCCTTGGAGGACTTGCGGCCTTTCTTCGCCTTCGTTTTTTTCTTGGTAGGGCTAGAGTACTCGTCGCCTACTTCCATGTAGACGTTGTTCTCGCCCAATGCGCCACGGACTTTTTGGTAAAACTCATCAACCTCTTCGGGCGACATATCGTAATCGAGATTAAACAGTACGTCGTCTGTTTCCCGACCGTCCTGTTTTCTTTTGATTTTAGGCATACTCGCTAGCCTCATCCAGCATGCCTTCAACTTCGGAGGACTCCCCACCGGAATTGATAGACTCGTCAATCGAAGTCCGTGTTTCGGGAGGCAGGTTCGGCCAAAGCATTGCCAACTCTTGCGGCCAATAATCAGGAGCCTGATCGCCCATCGGGTCAAAGCCAGTCTCGGGTTTACCCGGCATACCGTCCGGACCTTCTTCCATCATGGACTTCATGGCGTCCTGAGTCACAGGCTCGGTATCCGAAAAGGGTAGCGGGGCAGAAGCCATCGCGTCAGGCGTGTTGGCTCCCTCAAAAGTCTTGGGCGGCATACCTTGCCGCATCGGTGGCTTCATCACAGCTTTAACCCTCGTACTTTACAAAGTTATCAGAATCGTCGTCCATCATCTTTTTGACGTTGGGCTTAGACGCTTTTTTCTTGGAAGACTTCTTCTTCTTCTTTTTCTTTTTCTTCTTGTCGCCCTTTTCCGCTTTTACGCCCGGAACATCCAGAAAGGCGTTAGCAGAATTGGGGGTAAACTTCTTCTCGGGAAAATCTTTTGGTCGTGGCATCGTCGTCTCTACAATCTATCGTCTAAGTTTCGCAAGATTAGAAGTTTGGTCCATAGTCTGGTCGCCGCCAGTATAGGCGCTATCTTCCGAAATTACAATCTCTTGGGCTTGTTTTGCCAAGTCCATATGGCTCTCTTGCAAAAGTGCCTTGGCGCGAGCCTTGTCCAGTTCGGCACGAGCCTGCTTTTCAGCAATCTCGGCCTGCATATACTCCGGATTCTGGTCCTTTTTAGCGGGCAACTGAGGCCCGACACTTTGACCAGCCTTGGTTTTGTTCTCGATCTCTCGCTTGATGGCGCTAGTTACAGAAGTCGGCAAGGGGGCATAATCCAGCAGGGCAATGGGAAATGTGCCTTGGCGCACCAGCATTGGCAGCAACGGCTGCAACTGCTCCCACACAGCCATCTTCTGGTTGGGATCAGACGGGCTGTCGTCTAGCATCAGATCGTAATGCTCGGCAAAAGACTCCCGCAACAGCTTTACGTATTGGCTGTTGTACGGCCCACCGATTCGGATGAGCCTCCCGTCAGTCATGAACTTCTTTACATAATTCAGAACCAGTAGAGCTTCGCTCTCACGATAGCGAGAGTAAGCCGTAAACACTGGAGCCAAAATCGTCATGGCCTGTGTCTGACGTTTTGCAATCGCCGTTCCCGGCTCTGCGCCTTCCGACTGACCCATCATCTCCAAGTTAATGCCCGTCACATCGCGCAAGGACTCCAAGCTAAATTGAATCATGGAGGTAGCCGCTTCGGGAAACGGCGGCGACGGTTCCACTTTCAACATGCCGTTAGCCAAGGCTCCCGGTTTTAGCTGAATGATCGAACCGGGCTTGGCCCAGTCGGTGGCAATCTTCTTGGGATTTACGAAAGCGCCCGTCTCTGCCAGCATCGTCCCTTTGGGGGAGATGCTGAACAGGTGTACGCCCAACGAGAAATACTTGTTGGCTCCTCGTTGCGGGTCCTTCATCGCTCGAACGATACCGAAGAACACCTTGTCCTTGTTATCCCAGTAACAAGTCATCGGCTTGTAACTAAACGAGTCCGTAGGAAGAGTGTCGTCCTGCAACACAACGTCGCCAACAATGAAGGCGCGGCGATAACGCCAGCGTGTCTGACGCACGTAGGGCGGCGGCTCTTCGCCCATGTCTTCAAGGCGCTTGAGAAGTTTCTTCCATTTTTTCTCGGAAAGAACTTTTAGTCCCGGCTCCGGCTCGGGCGGGGGCGCTTCGGGTTCCGGTGCAGGCGGGGGAGGTGGCGGGGGAGGCGCGGGCTGAAACGGGTTCTGCGGCGGTTGCTGCGGCGGCGGCATCATGGGTTGAGGTTGCTGCGGCGGCGGTTGCTGTCCGGGTTGCTGCGGTTGAGGTTGCTGCGGCACAGTGGGGGGAGGTGCCATAGCTGCGGGAATAGATCCGCCCTTCTGCCCCTTGCTAGGCACGGGCTTGGCCGGGGACTCTGCACCAGACACCAAGTCGCCCGTGTCGATCTCGTCGGGAAACCGGTAGACAGTTTCTTTCTCGCGCCACTGGTACTCCGTCACAAGCAACATACTTTTGGAACTGCCTGTGGAAAGTGGGTTGGCGTTAGATCCAGCCTTGATCTCCTGAGAGCCTTCCGCGTAAACGTCAGCGGTGTGGTTTGTGATTGTCGTCGGAATCATAGACTCCGACTGCTCGTCAGGGTACAGCGTAGAGGACGACATTTGGTCGCCCTTCACTTCATCAATCTTCTCGGGCCACGTTTCTTCGATCTCTTTCAGAGACATGCGCTTCTGGTGACACAGCCAGTTAGCGTCCGTAAGATTCTGCTTACGCGCCTCTTCGTCGAAATACATCTGCTCGCCATCGACACGCTCAAGAACAATCTGACCGTCAAGGTCAGTGTCGTAATCCATGTGCGTGTGAACCCAGCCAATGCCCGTGGTCAGCATGTCGCGAAAAGCAATGCTTCGCTCGTACTCCCCCTGACATTGCTGCACGGCCCACAGGTACGTGTCGGTAGCAAGGTCCCCAACACCAGAGGCCACTTCAGAGTTCGGGTGCCGAGGAATAAAAATCATCTTCTGCCGATGCTGGATCTCGGTGCCAGCAATCGAGTTAAGCATGGGCGCAATGCGGTTATAGGTAATGGCAGGCCGCTGGGACTCTTTCATGCGGGTAATGTCCGCATCGTCCCATTGGTGGCCAGCGACGAAGTTGGTAGACTCCTCCGCTTCCTTGCGCCAACGATCCTGATACTGCCGCGCTCGTTTGAGGCAGTTCCGGATCTTGTTGACTAAACTAACTTGCTTCTCGTCTTTCGGCATTTTTCTTTTCCTGATCGCGGCTATCTACGTATTCAATGTAGGACCACGCATCTTGGCACGGACAGGGGTTTACAAAATCCGGTGACGGAAGTTCCGGTACGCGCATCTCACATAGTAAACAACTTTTCTTGTTCATTCTACCGTCAGCGAACCGAGAACAGAGAATCATGGTCATTCGGCGCAACACCTCCACGGCTCCCTCGCCGGGAAGCTTGTTTGCCGCCTCTGCACTAAGATCGTTCTCCCGCTTCTTTGCGGCAATCCTGTCCAGTCGAACCTGCCGCGCTTTGGCCATATTTGCCCTAAGCCGCTCTTTCTGGGCCTCGGTCATGACTCTCTTCTTTTTTACGCGCTCATCCATGTGTCATCCTCGCTGTCGTAATCGTTGTCCCCAGTCTCGTCCAAGGGCGCTGGCCAATCCAAATGCACCTTGTCATCTAAGAACCTAGACAGCGCGTCGAGCATATCGTCGTGCAGTCCACTGGGAAATGTTAAAAACTCCTCGTTTCTAAAGACTTTTACAAGGTCGTAGTCCCTTTCCTCGTAAACCGTGTGATACCAGCAGCTACGCGGAAACAGGACCCTCCCACTTTCAAAATACGGGACCAGCCTTCGGACACGTTCTTCTTTTGATAAATGCCCCGAAACTTCCTGCAAATGGAACCGATAGTTTAATAAGTCCATCTTTTCCCGCAGATACGTGCCGTCAGCCTGTGCCCCGTACTGCTCGTAAATTACAGCTCGAACAGTCTTCCATTTCTTATGTAACCGGAAAAGGGCCTCGGCTCGCTCAGTCAAAGACAGCTTGTCACGGAGGATATCCAGCACGTACACGTTCCGATCCTCACCTAGCCCAATAACCATCATGGCTGTGTAGTCAGACCGCTTCTTCTTGGAGTTCGCGGGGTCCACCAAGATATACTTGTTCAAGCTGTTCGGCTCGATGTTGTTGTACTGGTGAGAATCAAACCAGTGCGCCTTGAACACCTCACCGTCTGCCGCCACCGTACGCTGCTGGTACAAGCTGGTGAAGTCCCAAGGGCCAATGGCCTTGCGGATTCTTTGCAGGCTCATGCCCTTGTCGCCCTTGGGTCGAGAAAGGGGGTACCGTTCGGGCCACAATGCCTCGCCCTCGGCTCTCCAGCCCTCGTCATGCTCCGCTATGGCCGGAAGGTTAAACACCTCCCAGCCGTCGTCTGCGTGTTCTCTAAGCAGCCATCCTGCCAGATCGTCCTCGTGCCAGCGGGTCTGGATGACGATAATCTTCCCACCAACCATGAGACGAGTATAGACAACGCTGGAAAACCAGTCGTGAAGCTGTTTGCGGATTCTCTCGGAATTAGCTTCTTCCCGGTCTTTGATCGGGTCATCAATAATAATTAAGTGACCACCGCGACCAGTAATAGAGCCACCGCGACCAACAGCAAAGTACTGACCACCCTGTGAAGTAGCAAAACGCTGTACGCTGGCAGAGTCTCCGGCAATCTGACATTCCGGAAAAATCGTCGCATGCGTGGGATCAGCCAAGAAGTTCCTGACTTTACGGCCAAAGTCATCTGCGAGGTTCTGCGCGTAACTGCTTGCGATAACGTAATGGTCGGGATTACGACCAAGATACCAAGCAGGAAAAAACTGAGAACAAAGATTAGACTTACCATGTCGAGGAGGCATAGTAACAATAACCCGATCGCGTTTACCGGACTCAATCTCATGGAGAACTTTGACTAAATACTCCACATGCTTGGGTCGCTCAAACGTAGGCCACAGAGTTCTCGCGTACGCCGCAAGACTGTTGCGAGCAAACTCAATCGTCGCTTTTTGGCGTTCTTCTTCTGTTGTCAATTTCATCAGGGATCTCAACGACTGTTGATGCGTAGTCGTCTGCCAATTTGGCAACTTCCTTGGGAGTCAAAGAAACGTTCAAGCTCAAGCTGTTTTTCTGGTCAGGCTTCAAATGACCAAGCAACTTGGCTTGCGTAGTGAGGAGTGCGCCCATCACTTTCAGCCCATCAAGGGCCGTACGATATAGGCTCTCGGCTCTTGCTTCGTCCACAATCTCCTGTGCCTGACGCATAATGTCCTGCACGGATTTGATAATCATTTCGCCATATTCGGGCGACGAAGGGGCAACAAGCTCTTTTGCAACGTGGGGTAGGTGATCTTCCAGTTCTTTTGGGGTTACGGGTAACTCGGCGCTTACTTCTTTTAGAGTCTTGCCAAGGTCGTTGGAGGTAATGAGTTTCTTGTCCAATGTCCACCTTATAGTTGATCTACATATCTTGCAGGGCTTGGGATTCTTTTCCCGTGCAGAACTAAACGTAGCATTGGAAAACCGTTTACTCCGAGGAGCAGTAGACATCCCGCTCCAAAAATAGATCGGGACTAATCTCCCCGCTTTGGATTCTTTGCGAAAGTTCTCGGTGCATATCCATCAATCCGCTTCTTTGTAGCCAGCGCCTAGTTAAATCATGGCGATTCTTGGCCAAAGCGTTGAGGCGGTAGTAACTTTGCGACTGCTTACGTAAATTTTCTGGAGTTTTGGGGGTCATAATTACTGCGACACGGTACAGGGCGATAGGTATTGAGTCAAGAGGCCCCTATGTGAGTTCAAAAATATGCTCAGATTTTTCCCGGAGTCCCATTATTATATAACGCAGCGGCCTCGGCAAAGCCGAGGCCGGTATGGGACCCAGAATACCCCTATATTCCGACCCCTTTCATAACTCTCACGTGGGGCTGACCACTCCTTCTACTCTGCCCCGGTCAAACAATTGGCACTTCCGGTGACAAAACATCATCAACGCCCCGAGGGGGGGCTGTAAGTCCTTGATTTAACTGGGGTTTTTGGGGGTCCTTGACTTCTCCGGAGCGCCGAGCAAAACTGAATCATCGGCAAGGAAGCCGGTCAACAACACCGGGGAAAACTCCCCGAGTAGGAGAGAGTAATGGCAAACGCACGAGAACTTACGAAAATGATGGAAGACCTGCTGCCCGTGGTGAAAGCACAGGGTGTGGCCCTCGCGGAGATCAAGGCGCTGCTCACGCAACCGATCGCGGATACGCAGCCCGCGAAGGAAGATCCTCCCGCGAAGGAGGCTTATGTGGTTCCCGGTCCCACGTACGGGTACCACGGGTCGGAGTCGCGCAAGGCGGCGGTCAAGTTCGCGCAGAAGCAGTCGAAGATGCCTCGCGGGACTGGCATCGGCAAGTGCATCAAGGCGGGTGGCGTGACTCAGGCTCAGATCCTCGCACACATCAACGGCATGGATCGCGGTCAGCCTTCCAAGTAAGAGCCACTTACAAAAGGGCCGCACCTTCGGGTGCGGCCCTTTTTTTGTGTCAAGAGTTTGCTAAACCCTGGGTATGGTACTCAGGGGGACGAAGCAGACGAAGCAGACGAAGCAGCCAACGCTGCAAGGAGACGAACATGCCAAAAGCAAGACGAATCAAGGACATCACACGGCAACACGGTGCAGTAGCCGCCCCCAAGGAGACGAACGAGGCGATGGTGTACGACATCATCGTTAGTCACACGGAGACGAATGGATACGTGGGGGGAATCGCAGACGAGATCGACGGGAGTTTCGTAAGTGGGAGCCTCACGGGCGACGAAGCGTGGGCTATTGCAACCAATGGTGTGAAGCGCATCAACAAGGGAGGAGAGTGAGATGAGTGAGCAAATTACGAAAGACATGTTTGACGACTACGAGTTGGTGCGGCAGTCGGGGATCTGCAACATGATGGACATCGGAAGGGTCATGGATCTCACGGGCCTTACCAAGCCACAGTGCTTGGCAATTATGAAAGACTACGCAGCTTTGCGTGAGAAATTTGGAGGTGACGCATGATGTACGAGGGAGATGTACACGACAGCGACAAGCTGACCAGTTGGGCTATTGACCTTGGGTTCGACGCATTGACGATACGTCGATGCGTTGCAGCCATGGAGGCTATCACGAAGCAGCACGTTTCGGTCTGGGCTTTCGACAAGGGCATGAGTCCATGGTGGTGGATGGTGAAGACATGGCACCATTCACTGGAGGGGTCGAGGGATGGAGCCATCGTGCTGTACGACATTCATAACAAAACCCACATGGCCTACGGGCATGGTGACGAGGGGCTGAAGGATGCGATCTACTGGTTGCTGCAAGAGCATAACTTCACACCTCCCACGACTTGCGAGAAGTGTGATGCGGACATTGATCAGGTTCACTTGGACGAACTTGACGCGGAGACAGAGAAGGAGAACCAAGCATGAGTGATCTGACAGCGAAGATAGACGAACTTATGAAAACAATGGGAGTCACGCCGAAGGAGCCTCACACAGAGGCTCCCGAGGTCGTGGGAATTGACGAGGCGCACAATGAACTGTGCATCCACACGAAGAACGGCGAGCCTTGCGCTCACTGTGACCCGCCACCTCCTCCCAAGGAGCAACACGCAAACGCTGGAACTGTGGACTTCCAGTGTACGGGACTGCCGGGTAAGACTTGCTCGGTAGGACCACGCAACAAACCTATGAAACTTAGCGGCTCGCCAAATCAGGTGACTGCTTTCCTCGCATGGTTCGAGGCGAATGGTATCCGCTGCACGTGTGGCGGGGAGTTCCATTCGCTCAAGATCAGGGAGCGTGAGGAGAAGAAGATTGCTGCGCGTAGGGCCGAGTTCACGGCCAAGAAAAGCAGCAACGATCGCACGGCAGCGAGTAGTAGCTCGGACTTTGACGACGAGCTTTCCCTGCCGCCAATCGAATCTCTTGCACCGGAGCAGGAGGAAGTTACGGAAGACGAACCTCGTCAGGACAACACTGACGCGAGCAAGCCCGTCGAATACGACTGGTAAACCGTGCTAACGCACACAAGGAGAAGAGCATGAATACACAAGAATGGCAGACACCAACCCTTCGTAAGTTTACACAAGCCGCAGTCACCAAGTGGGCCGACACCCCAGTGGATAAGCGTGACTGGTGCCGCGCAGCAATGGCTTTCGGAACTGCGCAGAACTTCATCCTGTACGGGGTGCCCGGTACCGGGAAGTCCTACACGGTGCAGCAATGGCTCGATGCTAACGGCGTGACTTATGTAAGACCCGTCATCCACGACCAGTCCAGTGCAGACGAACTCACGGGCGTAAAGGTGCAGGTGATCGACCCCACCACGGGCAACAGCAAGTTCGATACGCACATCGGCCCTCTGGTGGACGCTTATGCAAACGGCAAGGTGTTCTTGTGGGATGAGATGAACCGGGCAAGTGAGGAGTGCCTCACGCTTGGGTTCTTGGCACTCGATGGATTGCCCATCGACGTTGACATTGTGGGGGAGGGGGTTCGCACGTACAAGCCCCATCCTAACTTCCGCTGCATCGGGTTCTCGAACGATCATGTAGACGAGTTCCCCGGTGGGCTGAAGCGTAGGATGCATGCGAAGGTGGCGATCAACGACCTCGCACCGGGGCTGTGGGCTGCGATACCCAAGAGCTTACATAAGTTGGTGCAGGCATCGGCGTTTGAGGAGGACACGGCGAAGCGTATCACTGGTGCGGAATGGCAGCTTGTTGCCCAATGGGCACAAGATCTGGCTACCAAGCAACCCGATGGTCGCATGTTGCCCAACCTGCTGGCGGCACTGGCTCTCGCAACGGACGAGGAGCGAGCCGAGCAGATCCACGCACAGTGGGAAACCATGAAAGCGACTGCCAGATAGGCAGTCGAGGAGGAGAGTGAACATGTCAGGAAAGAAAGTTGTCAAGAACGAGCGGCGAGAAATCTATGGCGAACTCAACGCGAAAGATGCGAAGTACAAGGGCATACCTGCCGCGATCCTTCCCGGATCGTGGGAGATTCGCCCGTTAGCTACAGATGAGGACGGGGCATACGATCCTGAGAGATTGGGTGCAGCTTCCATAAATATGGAGAAGCGTACTATGAATGTGCCTGACAGTTCCCACCCTTCCGCATGGGCAGCGAGGCAGCACGAATGGGGGCATCTTGAGGCATCTCCCGTAGAGTTTGCGAGTGCTGCGCATAAGGCTGGGGTGAACTTTCGTACACTTAATGCTGCGGAAGATGGTCGAATCAACATCACGAAGCGAAGGATCTTCCAATCCTCACGTGGCCGAGACTGCATGAGTCACGCCAACAATGAGGGCACACGGCAATTTGTTTACGGGAATTACAAGGAGAAGGACCGTGCTGCTGTGACGAAGTGTTGGGACGATTCCAACACTTACGAAAGACTGGAGCGGATATGTCTGGCTGTCGCAAAGTTTGGGATGTGGCGGGATGATGAGATCATGAAGGTTATGAAAGCCTTCCCGGTCAACATCGCTCGTGAGATCTACAGTTGGTATCAAGACTGGGAGAACGAAGACTTGTCGGTTCTCGGCACACCTATCGGTTACGGACAAGCAATCTTCGTGGCACAGAGAATGGAAGAGTTATCTAAGCAGGTGTCGGAGGAAAAGACGGGCACCCCACCGCCACCGCCACCGCCACCGCCACCGCCCGTAAGGAAGAAAGACGAGGAGGATGAGGATGAAGACCCACCGGGACCGGGACCTACAACCATGGAAGAGAAGGATGATGGCAAGGAAGACGAGGAGGATGATGATGAGAAGACGGGCAAGGGAAAG